AGCGGGTTCACCGCGTCATTGACCCGCTTTGGCAGTCAGGGAAAATCAGCCGGCGCCAGCTTTATGCGGCACTATCCAAGGCGGTTGGCAAGGAATATCACACGGCGGAAATCAGGATTGTTGAAGAAGCTGAATTGGTTATTTCCACGGCGCTTGCCTTGTGACGCAAAACGCGGCACAATCAACAGAATGAAAGCAACCGGTGACAGCAATGCGGCGCATCAGGGATGAAAAAGGCATCACGCCGGATGACGCCGGCCAGATTGTCACGCGTTGCGCTGACCATGACGGTTCACCGGAAGCGGCGCTTTGGGTTGCGGTATTGAACAGGGCATTGCTTGACACTTGGGTTGCCGGTGAATGCGACAGGGCAAAGCGGTTCATTGAAAGCCGGCGCGCTGAAATGGTTTGTGACCTGTCAGGCGTTGACATTGATTTTTTCAGGGATGTTGCCAAGCGCATCATGCCAATTCCGGCGCCCATTGTGGCGCGCTGGCGCAAGGCAAAGGAAGTTGAACAAAGCAAGGCCAAAGCAAAACGCAAGGCCAGAAAACGGGGAGCGCCATGACAGGGGAATTGACAACCATCAACGTCAGCGCTGAAGACCAACTGGCTGAACTGAAGGGAATGCTTGGCATTGACCCGTATTCAAGCTTTGGTGACGCGTCCAACCGCATTGTCAAGTTGCGTTCAGAACTGGCCGGACTTTATCAGGCGGTTGGATTGTTGCGCCAAGCCAATGACCGGCTGACCCAACAAGGCCAACAGGCAACCGTTCTGTTTGAGCAAATGAAGGCCAAGATTGATGACCTGACGCGCCAGCTTGAAGGCGGTCAGGATGAAGCCAAAGTGAATGACGCCATACACTGACACAACCAACCAACAGGGGAATGACACCATGAAAAACACAACCGCCAAGGTCATCACCAAGAAGCTTCACGGCTGGCTTGATGACCGCGCTAAACACGTTCCGCTTCCGCCTTTGCCTGATGAAATACTGGCCAAGGCTGTTTTCCAAGTGCCGGATTCTTGGGTTCCTGTTTACGCTGTCAGCTTTGACTGTGACAAGGGTGAAGAACCGGCGCCTGACGCATGGCTGAAGCCTGACGGCCAGATTGTCAGGAACCAAAACCTGTTGGCTGAACACGCCAAAACCTTTGGAATGCCGGAAGGGTTCTTGGCTTTATATTTTGGTGACGCGGAACAAGATGCTGTTGACGGCGCTTGCCAATGTATCGGTTGCCGGCTGAACAGGCTCCTTGCTGGATTGCGCGCCACTGAAAACGCCATTTTTGAAGGCCTTTTTGACAGCGCTGACGCCAACCCTTTAGGGGTTGACACAATGACTGAAGCGCTTCAGGAAGAACTTGGCATTGCGCGTCAGGCCGCGCTTTATTCAATCCACCAAATGAAGGAATCACTTGCCACGATTGAAAAAGGCATTGGCCTTGCCGGCAATCTGGCTGAATCCGCGCGCATTGCGTCAGGCCGGCTGTCAGTCGCCATTGCCCACGCTGAAGAGCTTATGGCCAGCATTGATGAACAGGAACCTTGGAAGCCGGAAACCATCACTGAAACAATGGAAGCCGTTGCTGACGGCCGGTTGACGCCGCATGAAGCCGCGCGCATTGTTTGTGACATGGTTGCCAAGGGTGAAGAAAATGACTGACCGTGACGCTTCCAAGACTGGCCAGCCGTTTGTTGGCTGGTTTGACGCGGCCGGCAAATTCATTGCGCGCCTTCCCAACATTTCCGGCGGCATTGAACAGGCCGTTCAGCCTGAATGGATTCCGGCCTATGCTGTGACCGGTGAATTGCTGGAAGCCGTCACTGAAGTCATTGCCGTTGCGGAAGAATCGGATGGCGCTGACGGCCTTTGTTGGTGCATCAATCAAGACGCCTTTCAAATGCTGGTTGATGCCGCTGATGACATGAACAACAGCATGAACGGTGACGCGCATGGGTGAAGCACGCAAACGGGGAACACTGGAAGAACGGAAGGCGGCCGCAATGGAAAAGAAGGCTGTTGCGCGTGCTTTGGCTGATGATTCAAGGCGCGCGCGATTGCGTGAAGAAGGCGTTCAGGCGGCAAGGGTTGTGAACACCGGCCTGAACCGGTCAACCCTGATTGCCGCATTGCTGGCCGCCGGCGTGATTGCCGCCAAGCCAAGGGGATGAACCATGACAGCCAAGAAGAAGCCTGACCCTGACAAACCCAAGGCCAAAACCAAGAAGGGCGCCAAAGGCCATTCAGCCGGCAAGAATGACCTTGGCCAGACAGTCAGCCAGCATGACATTCCGCTTGGAAGGCCGCGCATTGAAGTCACGCCTGAAATGTTGGAAGCTGGCCGCCAATACCTGTTGGAAGGGTTTGAACAGCAAAAAGAAGTGGTTCCAACCCACGCCGGTCTTGGTTGCTGGCTTGGAATTTCAAAAACAATGGTGTATGAGTTACAAGCGCGTGACGCGGATTTCATGAACTTGTGCAGCGATATTAAGACCAAACAGGAAACCATGCTTGTTTCAGGCGGCTTGCGCGGCGACCACAACCCGACCATTTGCAAGCTGGTTCTGTCAAAACACGGATACAGTGAAACCCTGACGCACGCCGGCGACCCTGAAAACCCGATTCAGACACGCGGCGCGGTGGCGCATCAGGCTATTGAACAAGGCAAGCTTCCTGAATGGATGAAGACCTATGGCATCACCATCATTCAGGATTGACGCCAGCAAAGTCACGCCTGAAGCGCTTGACGCTTTGATTGAACATCACCTTGAATCATGCCGCCAATCATTCTGGTATTTCCGGCAAACCATCAACCCCAAGATGAAGAAGGGCTGGTGGCAAGAAGAAGTTGCCGGCATCCTTCAGGCGTTCTTTGAAGAACTGGCATCCGGCAAGCGGCCAAAATATGTCATTGAAGCGCCGCCGCAACATGGCAAAAGTGAACAGGTTGTTGACTTCATTGCTTGGGCGCTTGGGAAGCGGCCTGACCTGAAGACCATTTACACTTCATTCAGTGACCGCCTTGGCATCCGTGCCAACTTGCGCCTTCAACGCGTCATGGATTCACCAGCCTATCAGGCCATTTTTCCGGCAACGCGCCTGTCAGGCGGCGGCAAGGGTTCAGGCGTCAAGGCCATTGTTGCCAACCTGTTCAGCCGGAACCGTGACCTGTTGGAAATTGTGAACCATTCAGGCTTCTTCAGGAACACCACTATTGAAGGTTCAATTACCGGTGAAGGCCTTGACCTTGGCATTGTTGATGACCCGCTGAAAGGCCGCCGTGACGCAAACAGCACAACCAAGCGGAATGCCGTTTGGGATTGGTTCACTGATGACTTCATGACCCGCTTCAGTGATGACGCCGGCATGATTTGCATTCTGACCCGCTGGCATATTGATGACCCTGTTGGCCGGTTGCTGGAAAAATACCCAAGCGCCAAGGTGTTCAAATATCCGGCGCTTGCCTTGAAGGGGGACAAGCGGCGCAAGGAAGGGGAACCCTTGTTTCCTGAACACAAGTCACTTGAATTCCTGTTGGAACGCAAGGCCGGAATGGCTGAATCAAGCTGGCTGTCCCTGTATCAGCAATCACCAATCAAGGTTGGCGGCGCCGTCATCAAGCCGGATGACTTCAAGCGATATGTTCACCTTCCCAAGTTGCGTGAAATCATGCTGTTTGGTGACACGGCACAAAAGACCAAGGAAGCCAATGACTTCACGGTTTTCCAAGCTTGGGGTTTGGGTGATGACGAGCTGGCCTATTTCCTTGACCAATGGCGCAAGAAGGTTGAAGCGCCTGAATTGCGTCAAGCCGCCTTGGATTTTTGGGAAAAGTGGAAAGCCAAGGGCGCCAAGAAGTTCTTCATTGAAGACAAGGCCAGCGGAACCGGCTTGATTCAGGAATTGAAGCGCAAGGAAGGCGTCAGGGTGTTTGCCATTCAAAGAAGCGTTGACAAATATACGCGCGTCACGGATATACTTCACCATATTGAAGCCGGCCATGTTGCCATTCCAGAAAGCGCGCCTTGGGTTGCTGACTTTGTTGCTGAATGTGAAAGCTTCACCGCTGACAACGGCCATGAACATGATGACCAAATTGACCCGATGGTTGACGCCATCAAACACTTCCTTCAGCCTGACAAGAAAAAGGGGTTCTTTTCATGACATTCAAGCAACGCCTGAAGGCAGCATTCCGCACCAATGAACCGCAAGCCTTGACCGTGATGACTTTGACCGCCATCAACCTGACGATTGTTGCCAGCCACGTTGAACCGCCGCCGCTTGCCGCTTGGGTTGTTAGCCTGTTGTTCTGGCCGGCCGTGAAGCTTGTCGTCAACTTCCTTGACCCGATACCGGAACAAGGTGAATGACGCGCATGAACAGGGCGTGCTTGATATTGTGACGCGCAACCACTATGATTCATGCTCAACCAAACAGGGGGATTCAAACCATGAAAGGTCAAAAGCTTAAAAAAATCAGCGTGATTGCCGTTTCAAAAGCTGGATTGGTATATAGCAAGAATGAACACAATGAAGAAATCTTTGAAATCATTGGAGAAAATGAACACTTGATTTGCGTTGATGACGGCTTTTTCAGCGCTATAGCAAAGGACAAGACTTATGAAATGACGCGCGGAAGGATTGAAAAGCCATCAATATCAGTCAGCATTGGTGATTCCTATTGGGGGTCTTCCGTCAGGTATACCCTTTGGACATTCAAGAACAAGCGGCCGGAAACCATCAGGGCTGAAATTAAGGCGTTCATCAATCAAAAGTATGGTTCCCTGTTTGAAATCAACCTTGACTTCATCAATGACGCGCAACTATCCAAACAGCCGGCGGCGTGACATTATAGGCCGGCAAATAACAAAGGGTTGAATCATGGTATTCTGGAACCGCAAGAAAACAACCAAGACTGAAGAACGCCGTGACGCAGAGCCGGCAACGCATTCAGGGTTCTTTTCAACGCACGCAATGACGCGCATTCCAAACTTGGCGAAATGGATTGAAGACAACGCCTTCCAGAAAACAAGCGCTGACTTTGTGGCTGTTGATGCGCAAGGCCGCGTTGCGGCAATGGATGATTCCAGCAACGGCAACTTCAAAAGCGCCTTCACGCTTGGTCAGGCCGGCATCATTCCACAAGACCTGTTTGCATGGTTTGTCAGCCAATCCTTCATTGGCTTTCAGGCTTGCGCCATCATTGCCCAAAACTGGCTTGTTGATAAAGCTTGCAGTCAGGCGCCAAGTGACGCGGCGCGCAAGGGTTGGGGTTTGACATTGAACGGCGGCACTGAAGTTCCGCTGGAAACAATCGACAAAATCAAGGCGCTTGACCGTGATTACAAGATGACCAAGGAACTTGTTCAGTTTGCCAAGTTCAACCGCGTTTTTGGCATCAGAATTGCGCTGTTCCACGTTGAAAG